GAACGGGCGCCACACCGCGACGTAGAACGACCACTGCCAGACGACAGCCGACACGTTGTACGGGATGTAGACCCGCTGGCACAGGCCGCCGATGGGGACGAACACGGGGTCGTCCTCTTCGCGCATGGCGAAGGCGTTGTTGTAGACGTCCATCGGCATCGTCAGGCCCTCGGCCTTCGCCATCACGGCCTCTTCCGACATGACGTGCTCGTCGCGCACGACGAACGACGGGTCGAGGTTGGCGATCTCGAGGCCACCGTTCGGCTCGGACATGACGCCCTGGCCCGCGGTCGTCGAGAAGACGTTGGCGTTGTGGCCCGCGATGTTGAGCGCGCCGGCGGGGTAGGTGGTCGCCGGGGTGATGGTCGCCATGTCGTCTCCTACGCGCGCAGCGCAAGCGCGATGATGCTTCCGAAGCGAATCTCGAACTGCACGTCGGCGCCGACGTAGCCGCCACTCGTCCCGCAGAACACGCCGATGTTGACCGCGGGGATCGCCGGGCTGACCGTCGAGAGATCAAGCAGCATCATCAACGGAACCTCGACCTGCTCGAGGCCGTAAGCCTTGAGCGGCAGGCGCTTCAGCGGGTTGGCTGGGTCGGCGCCACTCGTCGGGTCGCTCGGCCACCAGACGAAGTTGTTGACCATGCCATCGCTGACGGCCGTCGGCGGGTCGCCGGGCGCCGTGCCGGAGTGCCAGGTCGTCGGTGCCTCGGTGGAGGACTGCCACATGATGCGGAAGAGCGCGAAGGCCGCGATGTCCGCCGCGACGAAGCTGCTCCGATCCGAGACGGTGTCACCTTGGATGTTGCGGACCTGCACGTTCGCGAGCACGAGCAGCTTCTTCGCTGTGAGGGTCGGGATGGCAGAGAGGTAGAGCGGACCACCCGGAGCGGCACCGAAGTCCGTCACGAGCGCCCAGCCCGACGGCGGCAGGCCGGCGTAGTGGGTCAGCGTCACCGTGTCAGAGCTCTGCCCCGGCATGACGTTGTTGAAGACCTCACCCGTCGGGTAGTGGACCTCGGTCGTGTAGGCTCCGAGCAACGGCGACGGAAGGTGGTAGTGCATCAGCGCGCCGCGAGAGAGGTTGCCCTCCTGGATCGTGTTGCTGCGCGTGATGATGCGCTGCATGCGGTCGGTGTAGATCTCCGTCGTCGTGATGAGCTCTTCCTCGTCCCACGCCGGGGCCGAGACCTCGGAGCCGCCGACGCTGTCGGTCGGGAAGCTCTTGAGGTCGATGACGTTGAGCTGGCGGCTGAAGACGTAGACCTTGTCGCTGCTCTTGTAGGTCTTGATGTTGTTGGCGTTGATCAGGGGGGCGCGGCGCACGACGATGTCGATGGTGTGGGTGCCCGCCTGAACGGGCACCAGCGCGCCGAGGCGCACCGGAAGGCAGGGCGGCCCGAGCGCCACCGTCTGCTCGCCGCGGATGTCCGCAGGGCCGGGCAGGATCGACGAGGCCGAGCGCTGGGTTTTCGGCTTCAGCGGCACCGAGGGGCGGTAGGTCAGGTCGTCGATGCCCGTGATGGTCTCGGGGATGATGTTGCCGTCCACCCGGATGGCAAACTGCATGTTCGCCGGCTCGAACTGAGCGTCGTGGCGGTGCTGCTCACGCGCGCCCCAGCCGGTCCAGAACGGCGATGTGCGGTCGAACCCGTACCAGAGGTACTGCGCGTAGGCGTTGATCCACAGGACGCTGTTGCCCGTGCTGATCGTGAACGACGCAGGGTCGCTGCCGAAGCTCGTAGGCTCGATGATGGTGTTCCACTCGAAGTTGTTCTGGACCTGGTAGGCGAAGCCTGGAGCGAACATCGCGTCCGGGTAGCCCCAGTTGGGCGAGGCGCCCGTCCAGATGAATGGAACGGCGAACTCGTAGTGGCCCATCGAGTAGAACGTGTCGGCCTGCACGGGCACCGTGGCGGCGATGTTCTGGTTGAAGTTGTGCGCGTTGAGCCGCCCAGACAGCCGCTCGGCCGCCGGCGAGATGTCGAGCGTGAGCTCGATGGGGTCGAGCACGTCCTGCGCCCGAAGGACGCGCCGTGGGAAGATGTAGCTCATACGTCGGCTCGCAGCGGCACGCGGCCGCGGTTGTTGCCGCCAGACGCCGCGCTGACGTCGTAGGCGACAGAGGCCAGGTTGAGGCGCGTCGGGTAGGCCGCCTCGATCTCGAAGGCCCACGAGTAGGCGTTCTCGAGGCCGACCGGCACCATGCGCCAGAAGAGACGAGGCTCGTGCACGCGCGCCTGTCCGATGATCGCCGAGCCCGCCACGTCGCGCACCACGTCGCTGTCGTCGTCGACGCCGATGGCGAGGACGTCCGTCATCTCGATGACCGGCTTCCACGAGTTGTTGCGGTAGAAGCGGATCGTGAACTTGTCGTTCCACGAGTCGAGCATGCCGAGGTAGAGCGTGCGTACGTGCAGGAAGGTGCTGCCCGTGTCGTCGCCGAAGAACCAGCCCGAGCGGTAGTACGCGGTGCGCGCCGGCACCTCGTAGTTGGCCGTCTCCCGGTCCTTGACGAAGACGTTCCACGCCGGATTCACGGAGCCGATGGTCTTGCCCACGAACAGGACGAGCTGGCGGTAGTCCTCGGTGATCGTGATGTCGTCGATGGACAGGCTCTCGAAGTCGTGGCGGCGCCAGTTCTGCCCGTCGTAGCAGAACGTGATGCGGTTCTCCGGCGTGCCGGCGATGGGCACGGCGCAGTGGTACTCGCGGCTCACCGGGTCAACGACGGACACGGCCTTCCTGAACTTCGACGTGTTCATGTCGTAGTTGAGGACCTTGTGGATGTCGTCGCTGATCAGCTTGATGCTCCCGCGCGCGTCGCAGGAGTAGAAACCGTCGCGCCCGAGGAAGATGAGGAAGCCGTTGTAGAGCGCAGAGATGCTGCGCGGCGCCGTGCAGCCGATGCCCTGGATGAGCGTGCGGCCCGTGGTGAGCTCCCCCGTCTGCGGGTCTGGCGTGATGTCGTAGACCGCGCCCTCGGTGAAGGCGAGGAGCATCCCCATGTGGGATGCCACCGCGATCACGTCAGCTCCGTGGACGTCGGGGTAGCTGAAGTTGTCGGCGAGGAACGTGCCCGCGAACCCCGGCTCGGAGATGCGGACGATGCCTGGGTCGGCCGGCGTGTTCGCGATGACGAGACGCCCCTCGTGAACGCACATCGTGCGGAACGTCGGCACCGCAACGGTCATCTCCATTTCGTCGCCGAGGTCGCTGTCCGCGTGGCGGTCGCCGAAGATGGACGGCTCCCGGCCCGCCAGACGAACGAGCTGCCGCGGCTTCGTAGATGCGCGGCGCGTGTCCGGGGTGCGGAAGATGTGCGTCGCGACCGTGTGCTCCGGCCCTGTCGACGTGAGCCGGATGAAGAACTGCCGGGTCAGGTCGTCGATGGTCGCACCGGTTGTCTCGCCACCAGCCTTCGGGCTGTACGGGTCGGCCTGAACCGTGCGGATCCACGCCGCGTTCGAGATCGGCGACGGCGGGCTCATGTTGCCGTAGATGTCCTCGAACTGGGCGTAGTAGTACCAAGCACCGTCGAGCACAGCGCCCTGCGTTCCGCTCAGCACGTCACCCGGCGTGCCGATGTCGCCCCTCCACGAGTAGCCGCTGGCGTTCGGGTAGAAGAAGCTGGTGGCGGCGAACTGGCCAGGTCCGTAGACCGAGGGCGGGGACGGCGCGATGTTGAACCCCAGAGGGGTCGCGTTGCCGTGCGCGTCGATGATGATCGGCTGGTCGATGCCGTTCGTCCAGACGACCTTGTCGCTCACCACGACGAACTGGTCGGGGAACGCCCCACCTCGAGTGTCCGAGGTGAGGCCGGTGTAGAGCTCCTCCCAGCCGCGCTGCCAGCCGGCGTGGCGGAAGAGCTTGGTTCCGCTGCGAACCAGCAGCAGGTCCATCTGCCCGCCCAGCAGCGTCGTGTGGAAGATGCCGTGCATCTCCCCGAACACGAGCGCCGGGTCAGGCGTGGTCGGCCGGTCTGGCTCGTAGATGGTCGGCCCGACAGTCGTCGCCAGCGTGCGCTTGATCGTGAACTCGAAGTTGACGATCTTCTGGGTGAGCGCCTTCGCCGTGTAGTTGAGCGAGCTCTCGCCCGCCGGAATGACGAAGTTGGCGCTGCGCTGGTTGTCGGGACCGGCCATGTACTACACCTGGGGCGGTGCGCTCACCTTCGGCAGCGGGATGGTGCTGCGCTTCTTGGTGACCGCGTTGGTGATCTCGGACGCATCAGCGACGATGAACTCGTCCTTGGTCTCCGGCTCCTTCTCCGCTGCGGCCGCGGCGCGCTCGGTGTCGAGCTTCGCCTTGTCCGCGGGCGAGAACCACGCGCCGGTGGTCTCGTCGTAGAGCCAGCCCTTGGGGCGCCAGTCGTGGATGTTGCGGAACTCGGCGTCGCCGGTGACGAACTCGGTGCCGTTCTTCGTCGACATGACCGCCTGCCAGAGCTGCCCGTTGGGCTTCGTCTGGACGCAGAGGATCATGGCCTCCTCGTCGTTGCCGTTGAGGTTGCGCCGAACGAAGACGTCGCCGAGATCGGGACGCGAGAACTTGGTGGTCTGGGGCATGAGGGACTCCTCGGGTTGCCTGTACGGTATAACCCGAAGGTCAGCTCGTGTTCAAGTACCTACCGAAGCGGAAACGAGTCGAGTAGCCGGTGAGCGGGACGGGGTCGACCGCGCCCCCGGGGTTGGCGTACCGCTTGCGGAAGTGCCGGCACAGCTCGTTGTAGCGAGAGAGGTGGACCTGCGCTCCAGTCTGGTCAACGCCGTCGAGCAGGCACATATAGTACAGCGAGAGCTCGATGTACGGCATCACGGCGTCGCGCTGGATGGGCACGGTGTCCTGGTCGTTCTTCAGCGCCGTCGGCAGGCGCTGGACCCGGAAGTCGAGCTCGTAGCGGTTGTCCTGATGCGGGAACACGCTGTAGGAGTAGTAGCCGGTGCTGTGCTTGAGCTGGCGCTCGTAGTCGGGGACCCGACCGCCGTCCCAAGTGTAGACTCCAGCCGTCGGCTCGATCTCGGCGAGGAGGTAGAACTTGCCGTTCGTCTCGACCCGGTTGAACCCGGTGCCGTAGGTGTTCGCCGTCGCGACCGCGTCACGCGCGACGTAGATGCGCAGGCGCATGCCGCTGCGGCTGTACCGAAGCGTGCCCGTCTCGCCGAAGTCCATCATGGCGTCGATGTTCGCGCCTGTGACCTTGATGGCGAGGCCCGCGGTGGCGCCTGTCTGCGCGTAGGACGCGCTCACCGGGGACGGGGCGCTCTCCCACTGCGGGTCGAGGATGCCCTTCGACGAGATGCTCGTGCCCGGGGACGCCTGCCACTCCGGGTCCTTGCGACCCCAGACGTAGGTGTAGCAGAAGCGGAAGGTGCCCTCCCACTCCGGGCCAGACCACGGGCTGACGCCCTGCTCACCCGGCGTGATGGTCGGCGCCGTCGTCGGGGCGGGGAGCTGGAAGTGACGGCCGCGCCAGAAGCGGTACGGGCGGCCCTTGTCCTCGCCGAGGAAGTCCACCATGTCCTGGCGGAACGCTCCGGCGGTGTCGATGGCCCAGACCTGCTGGCGGGTCTCGTCGTAGATGCGCGCCGGCTCGAGCACACGGGTCACGTCGTCAGTGACGAAGAACTCTGGCTGGTGCATGCGGAACGGCATGGCCGTCTCGGTGCCGGTCTGCCACGGGCGGTCGATGCTGACGTAGTAGCGGTCGGGCGCCCCACCGCCCGGCTTCTGGATCCAGAACTCCCGGCTCTGGCGACGATGCCGCTGGCCGTTGGAGTCCTTGAGCTCGAAGTGCATGATGCCGTCCCACGTTCCATCGACGGTGGGCAGCCACGGGCTCGACCCGGTGAGCGGGGCGCCGGTGGAGTCGACGAACTCGAGGACGCGAGTGTCGCTCGTCGTGGAGAGGTATGCGCTGACGCTGGCGTCGGTGCCGATGGCGTCGGGGAGCAGGACGACGTGTTCGTCGTCGGGGATAACAGCTTCGGGCACGTCCCCCGAGATCCGGTCGAGGGCGGTGTTCATCGCCTCTCGGATCCGGTTGTCGAGGGTCGTGCCCGTGCTGTCCCAAGCGCGGAAGTTGAAGAGGCGGGCGCGGAGCGCTCCGAGAGAAGTGTCCATGCCCGCCTCCTAACTGTTCCGGCCTAGTCTACCACATCAGATGATGTTGACGTAGACCTGAGCGGTGCCCGCGACACCGGCGCCACCCGAGCTCAGGCCGAGGCCGTAGCCGAAGGTGTTCGTCGCCGCCGTGGTGACGGTGTCGACCGCGCCAGCCGTACCGGCGCTGACGATGAGCGCCTGGTCACGGGTGTAGGACGCGGTGACGGTCGCCGTGCAGACGCCGCGCTTGAGAACCCACCCGTAAGGACCCGAGGTGGTGGTCGCGGTGCCTGGGATGGCGTGCTGGGTGATGCCCACGAGGTACGAGGGGTTGAGACCCGTGCCCGCGCTGGACACCGTGCCCTGCGCCGACGTGGTCGCGTGACGCACGAGGGTGTTGGCCGCGATGGAGCTGCCGGAGCTGTTGTACACGAACACCCACACCTGATCGCCGACGCCCGTCTGGGAGCCGAGCACGAGACGCTCGGTTCCGAGGGAGTAGACGGCGGAGCTGTAGGTGACGGTGATGTCGTCACCGAAGACCTGGTTGTTTGCGAAGGACATGAGAAACCTCCTAGTGGATGATGGGGTGAGAGCCTACGGCGATCAGAGAGCGCCGCCGGAGACGCAGCCCTGGGCCGGGGTCTTCGTGCAGATGAGGTTGCCCTGCATCGAGAAGATGGCCGTGACGACGTCCTGGTCGCCCACGCGCTCGGTGAACGGCGTGATGCTCGGGGCCTCCATGAGGGGCATCTCGAGGAAGTCCGTGTTCAGGATGTAGGTCGCACCCTGGAGCGCGGGAGAGGTGCCCGCCGGGTCCATGTCCGCACGGTTGAGGTCGATGGAGCTGTACACCTTCGCCACGCCGAGGTCGAGGCCGAGGGTGTTGCTCTTCTCGGTCTTGTCCTCAACGAGCGTCACGCGCACGAGGGACAGGCGGCTGTCCTCGAAGTTCGTGTAGGTGTCGTCGTCCATGACCACGAGGTCGGGACCCTTGCCCATGCCGCCCGCGTAGTGGGCGCACTGGCGGTAGGTCTTGCGGAGGGTGGGGAGACCATCCGTGGCCCAGCTCGTGATGTTGTTGTACTGGTTGAAGTGGAAGTAGCTGGTGCTCTTCGCCACGCTCTGCACGCTCTCGGTCTGCGACCCAGGGGCCACGAAGTCGAGGAGACCGTTCGTCACGCCGGTGCCGGAGCCCGACGCGAAGTTGCCGTTCAGGCTCAGGAAGCCCGCGAGGTCCGCCGTCTGGAAGACGAGGCCGCGCGAAGCGCCGGTGAGCAGGAACTTGTTGAGGTCGGCCTTCGCACCCTCGCGGGTGGTCTGGGGGTACTCCTCGATGAGGCGGATCACAGCGAGCTTGCCGCTGTTGAAGAGGAGCTCCTTCTTCGGGATGTTGATCGCCGCGACGATGCGGTGCGGCTCAACCTGGAAGCGCTTGGTCTGCTGACGGCGCGTCATGTTGAGGAGCTCGTCGCCGACGAACACACCCACGCCGCGGGCGGGGGCGCCACCGGCGAAGGAACGCTCGATCAGGCTGCCGCCCTCGGAGGGCATGCGGGCCTTGCTCATGAGCGCGTCGAGCAGCTCGTTCGAGCGGATGAAGGAGTTGATGAGCGGCCCGCGGAGGTCCGCGAACGTGGTGTTGAGGATTTCGGTAGAGATCGCCATCGTGGACTCCGTGGGCCGGGGGCAGACGCGCTAGCGGCTCCGACCGGCCAGGTCGAAGGAACGTTGAAGTTCGGGGGCTGCGCCTGCCCACTCGTCTTGCCCCGAACCCTTACGGGCTACCCGAAACCATCTGAGGGGTGCACGAGGAGAATACCGCTGTGGGTATTATCGCGCAAGGGGTTGCAGAAGATTTGTTTCACGTTATGGGAGCGGGGTGCGAGGGTCCGCGTATGGATGAGTTCAAGAGACACATCACGGGGTGGCGCAGGGGCGGCCAGACTTGCCCGTGCTGCGCCCAGCTTGCGGACAAGCAGAAGACCCGCCGGCTCGCCCGAAGGCGGCTGCGGCAGGTCGATGGGCGAGCGCAAGAAGTGTCTACTGTGGAGCCGTCAGTAGACAGTTCTTGCTAGCGGTCGGCGCCCTTGTGCAGGCCGTGGCGGGCGAACTGCTCGCCCTTCTTCCCGGCCTCGCGCTTCTCGCGCGTCGCGGCGGCGAGCTTCGCCATGCCTCCTGGGGTGGAGCGCAGCTTCTCGATGGCCTTCTTCGGCGCGTAGACCTCGCCGGTCGCCTTCGGCCCCTGGACGCTAGGCTTGCCCGAGGGCGTGCGCCACTCCTGCTTCGTCCAGCGCTTCAGGCTCTTCTGCGCGCCGGACGGGCCGCTCTTGTACTTGCCGCCGGCCTTCTTGTACTCCTGCGCCACCATCTGCGCCTTGCGGGCAGACCACTGGCCGGGCTTGCCGCCCTTGCTGCCAGCCATGATGCGTGACTTGATCCGCTCACGGAGCTCGGGGTTCGAGTAGACCTGCTTCAGCGCCGCACGACGGTCCATCACTTCCCCCGCTGATCGGCCGCCTCCATCTGGCGGACGACCTTGTTGGCCCAGGACTTCCCGGCTTCACCGCCCCACAGCAGACCCGCGACGTAGCCCTTGTCTTCCTTGGGGCTCTTGCCGGCGTCGAGCTGGTAGTTGCTGGCGTGGCGGTCGAAGTACGCCTTCATCCGCTTCACGGTGGACGGGTCCATCGTGGAGCGGTTCTTCAGGTTCGCCGCGCGCTGGACGCCGGAGCCAATGCCCTGCGCCGACGCCTGCTTCGCGTCGAGGCCCGCCTTCTGGGACTTCGACTGGTCGCGACGCAGCATGAGACCGCGCACCGCAGCGGCCGAGACCGACGCGGGCGGCTTGAAGTTGATGTGGCCGTACTTCCCGTCTGCCATCACCCCTCCTTCTTCATCCGGTCCGCGAGGAGCCGCCGGAGCATCTGGCGCCGGAAGTCCTTCTCCATCGGGTTGCCCTTCAGGGGGTTCTTTGCGCCGCCCTTGAGGTCGGGGCGGGTGGTGTTCTGCACGTCGGTGCCGATCATGTTCAGCCCTTCTTCATCTTGTCGAGGGTTCGCGCGAGCAGGGCCTGCCTGAGCGTGGCGCGCTTCGCCTCGGAGAGCTTCTTGTCCCCCTCGGCCTCCTTCCGGAGCTGCGCGATCTTGGACGAGAGCTTCTCCTTGGGGATGGTCTCGCCTTCCTTGACGCCCATCTTCTCGCGAAGGGCGCCGGGGTTCTTGATCGCCCCCTGGATCCACTTCTCAGCCATGTCGCCCTCCGCGCCATACCGTGTTAGCATGGGATATGGGGAGTCTATCGTGAGCGCTCCGTCAAGTCTACCGGGAGGCGCGAAGATCGCGCAGATCCCGGGCCTTCACATGGGCAAGGTACAGGCGATGTTCAGCACGCCGTGGGCGTTCGTCTCGATGTGCCAGATCGTCCGAGAGGACGAGTCCATCGGCTACCTCGAGCCGACGAACATCCAGATGAAGTTCTTGCAGGCGTGCGCGGACCATCGCTGGGTGCTGACCGACAAGTTTCGTCAGGCGAAGATCACGACGCCGGCCGTCATGCTGTTGCTTCGCGACTGCATGTACCTCGAGGGCGTGAAGGGCGTGCTGATCGCCGAGCGCCAAGACACCGCCGAGGACATCTTCGAGCGCATCCTCTTCGCCTACAAGCATCTGCCCGACGACGTGCGCGTGCCGGTCGAGGCGGGGCGCAAGCCGGGCACGACCCAGATCCACTTCGTCCACGGCGGCGGCATCAAGGTGCTGACGGCCGGCGGCCGATCCCCGGCGGTCGGTCGCTCCATCGACCGTCTGCTGCTCACCGAGTTCGGTGAGGCGCAGTGGCAACGAAAGGCCGCGGCGAACATCTTCCCCGCCGTCAACAAGCGTATCAACGCGCGCGTCATCCTCGAGTCGACGCCTGGCACCGCGGGCAGCCACCACGAGACGATGTGGCACAACGCGCTTGAGGGCAAGGGTCGCTTCCACCCCGTGTTCCTGGAGTGGTGGCTCGACCCGAGCTGCCGCTCCGATCCTCACGGCCTGAAGCCGACGGACGTCGAGCTCGAGTACATGGCCCGCCACCCCGGCATGGACCTGCACAACCTGGCGTTCCGCCGGCTGTCGCTCCAGACGGAGATGGGTAACGACGAGCGTCTGTTCACGTCGAAGTACCCGTCGGACCCCTACGACGGCTGGTTGGGCAGCGGCTCTCCCGTCATGCCCATCGACGTGCTGAAGGCGTGCCTGCTCAACGCGGTCGTGCCGCCCGAGCCGGTGCCCAAGGGCGCGAGCCTGCTCGAGCGCCCAGTACGCGGCCGGTCCTACCTCGTCTGCGCTGACCCCGCGGGCTTCGGCGCCGTCGGCGACAACAGCGCCGTGACGGTGTGGGATGCGGTCGAGCGTCGCGAGGTGGCGGTGTGGGAAGGTCGCGAGGATCCGGGGCGCTTCGCCGAGCGCCTGCTGAACCTCCAGCGCTTCTTCAACAACGCGCTCCTCGCGGTCGAGAGCAACGCCGCGGCGTGTATCGCCATGCTCAAGGACAAGGGCGCGAAGAACCTGCTGTGGACCGACCGCAACCACCCCGGCTGGTACGCCACCGAGAAGCGCGTGCAGGAAGGCGAGGCCCGCCTCGTCCGCATGCTTCGCGACAACGAGCTCACGCTGTGCAGCAAGCCGCTGCTCCACCAGCTCATCAACTACGACGGCGACCGGACCAAGCGCAGCAGCAACAGCGACGGCACGACGCACCACTTCGACCTCGCGCGCACCGCGGTCATGGCCGCCGACATCCTGAGCCGTCGTCGCTTCACCAGCGACGAGGAGCCCGCGCAGACCCGCGACTACGCGCCGCAGGGCGATGGACCCCGCGTTACCATTGCGGACCTCGACCGTTTCAAGCACCATGAGCGCGCATCGTCGCGCAGCATCTTCAAGCCCATCGCACGGGAGTGGTCATGAACCTCGCCAACCTGATCGACCGCCACAAGCGCTACTACGAGCGCTCCGAGAAGAAGAACTTCGACAAGGCGCGTCGGTACTACCGCGGCGACTTCTACACGTCCCGCAACGACATCAACCTGGCCGACGGAGCGATCCCCTCGTTCCTCTGCTCGAAGAACATGATCTACGCCATCGCTGACACGGCGGTGAGCGCGCTGCTCGGGCCGAACCCGAAGGTCGCGGCGAACCCCCGCAACCGCGAGAGCCAGGACGCGCTGCCCCTCGTGAACGGGCTGATGGAGTACGTCTTCGACTCGAACAACATGCGCCGGCGCGCAGCGACCGCGCTCATCGACGCGGTGCTCTGCAAGCGCGGCGTGTTCAAGGTCGGCTGGGACAAGGCGGCGGACCGCCCCATCGTGCGGGTCCTCGAGCCGGGCGCCATCTTCTTCGACCAGACGGTGCGTGACGTCGACGACATCCGCTACTGGCTCGAGGCCGCGGTGATCCCGTGGACCGAGTTTCAGCGCCGGGTGCAGAGCGGCGCGTACAAGAGCCCGAAGCTCGCGGACGTCACGCCTGACCGCTACCCGAAGTGGATCACCGACACCTACAAGGCGAACGACGCGGCGCAGCTCCGCGACGCGTTCGAGTGGGTCACGGTGTGGGAGTACTACGACCGCGAGAGCAACAAGGTCATGCACTACGTGCGGCAGGCCGACGCCATCGTGTTCGAGCAGGAGCTCGAGTACATCCCGTACTCGATGTTCACGCTGAACCAAAGCGCCGTGGACTGCCTCGGTCTCTCCGAGGTCCAGCTCGTC